TCGGCTTTAATGAGGACTTTGAGCCAGTTGACAATTCCGCAAGCTAGGCGATGGCAAAACCCCGTAAATTGGCTAAACATTATGCGAACCACACGAAGGAGGACTATGAAGGCAGTAAAGGTGATTAGGGCGATTATACTCTCGCCAGTGCTTATTGTTGCGTCCGTGAGTTTGCTCATCGTGGCGTTTATATCCTTTAGCATGGGGCCTTTTAACAGCATGGAGAATCTCTGGTGGCCTAAGTAACTCGTTTGGAGCAATGAATGGCTAACAATATAATTCAGCGAGCCGCACAGAAGCTGGCGACGGGACTAGGCTATAAGTTTAATGTCCCGTCGTCTGTTGGTATTATCAACCTGTCTAATCCGCCTGAGTGGAACTATGAGCAATATCTGAAGATGTACGGGCAGATAGGCTGGTTATATGCTGTGGTTAGCGTTCGCGCCTCGAACATCGCCCGCAACTCGTGGAGATTATACCGTGTCAACTCTCAGGGTGAGAGGGATGAGGTAGACGAGAAAGACAAAGAGGCTGGCGATCTTATACGGCTGATAAAACATCCGAACAAATTTCAGACACGGTATCAATTCTTTTATCAGCATCAGAACTACAAGGACTTAGTAGGCGAGTCCTTCTGGCAAATGAACTTCACTAAGGGCGGTATACCCGCCGAGATGTGGCTGATGCCTCCGGCGTTCACGCTTGTCATTCCCGATCCCGCGCCAACTGGCAATTATATCTTAGGCTATCGGTTCAAGCGTGGGCCTGTCGATTTGCATTTCGAGCCAAAAGAGGTTATCCATATCATGCACCCCAACCCGTACTCGCCTTTCAGGGGTGTGTCACCCGCACAAGCGTTGACATTGAACTTGTCTATCGACACACTGAGCCGCAAGCACCAAGAGAGGGTATTTTATAATAATGCAGTGCCCGCGCTGGTTGTGTCCTATGCCGCCGCCGATGTGCCGCCAACCGCTGAACAGCGCAAAGAGCTAGAGCAGAGCTTTGACGCACGTTTCCGCGGTAACATGAACGCCGGCAAGACTATGTTCGCTTACGGCTCTGACGTGAAGGCGATAACGGTAGACAACCGCCAGCTAGACATGGTGAAGCTGGCTAAAATGACGAGGGACGATATCCTCGGCGCATACAACACGCACGCCGCCATCGTGGGCGTATCCGAGAACATGCCCCGCGCCAATGCCGACGCAGCCAACTATCAATTCGCTCTACAGGTTAGTACGCCGGAGTTGACGGATGTCCGTGAGGCTATCAACCAGCGTCTCTGCCCATTCTTCGGAGACTATTTGGAGTTCGACTTTGATAATCCTGTAGCCGAGGACGTGGCGCAGCAGGCCGCTATCCTGGACGGACATACCAAGACGGGTATTATGAGTTGGGAGGAGGCGCGGTCTGAGCTTGACCTCGGCGAGATCGATCCCGATGACCATTTCCTGCTTGCCCCAGGCTGGCAGATAATGAAGGGCTCTGACATACTCAATAACACTATAGTGCAGAATAGCAACAGCACGCCGGGCACCCCGAAAGGCTTACAAAGTAAAAAAAAAGCCTTATCGTCTGAGTGGAAGGGCATTATAGCCGACACTGAGAAGCACGAGAAGGCGGTTATAGTAGAACTCAAGGGCGTGTTCTGTAGTGTAGAGCAGGACATACTTAAGCAAGTACACGAAGGCAAGCGGCCTACGCTCGATAAGGCGCACTTTCATACGGAATACACAGAGAAGGTTGCGCCAGTGCTNTTNAAAACCTGCCACGAGTTTATACAGACGGGCAGGGACATGGTANCTCAGAGTAAAGCGATTAANGCCGTGCCAAATGTGACAGCATGGATGAACGCTAGAGCAGCATTCGCTTCAACCTCGATTGTCGATACGCTTAATCAGGCATTGTCAGCGTCCCTCGCCGAAGGCTACGCTAATAACGAGGACATGGACTCCTTAGCGGATCGCGTCGCGGATGTGTTTGGCGGGCAGAACAGCATAGACCGCAACCAGCTCATAGCACGCACTGAGACGATGTATGCCTGTAACTACGGACTGACGGCGGGTTACAAGTCAATGGGCGTCACTAAAGAGAAGTGGCTGACGGCGGACGATGAGCGCACGTGTGAAATGTGTCTGGACATGGACGGCGAAGTATTTGATATAGACGATTTCCCAACGCCGCCGCAATCAACACATCCGAATTGCAGGTGCGTCGGAAAGCCGTATAGAGGCGACGAAGAGGCTGAAAATGACAATGGCTAGTTTTCAGAAGGTTAGGCTTGGAGATTACGCCCCGGCGCTCTGTTACCTTGTCGGTGATTCTGAGCTACAACAGATATACAACGATTTCACTGAGGGCGGTAACGACATGGTATATTGTGCCGCTGTCGCCGCTGAGTCGAACCTAAAAGCCGATTTCATGCAACCGAATGAGATTTTCACACAGGGAGATTTCGACGATTTTAAATACCACCTACTCCATGAGCTACACGAGCGCAATCTGATGCACAACGAGGGGTGGGTTTACGATGATGCGCACGACGATGCGAATTTTATCGAGCATCAAATAGCGCGTGTAGCGCAACGAGAGGGTAACCTCACATTAGTGGATGAGTTGATTCAAAACGAACTCAATATATTCCAAGAGATTGTTGAAGTTGGAAGCATAGGCGATTTAATTGGAGGTCAAACAGATGACAAAGTCTAACATTATTACAAAGACATTTCGGTGCATCGTAAAGAACGCCGATCCAGCGACGGGCATTATTGACATGCTAATCCCCCTGTCTACGCCGTCCGAGGACAGGACGTTCGGTGCCAATGGCGGAGAGGTCATCGCTGCCGGAGCTTTCGATAAGTGGCTTCCGCAGTTCCGCAAGAGGGCGGTATTGGTTGCCGATCATAACTACGGCGATATCCGCAAGCAGATCGGGGAATTTATTGAACTGGTGTCAACGCCAGGGGGATTATTCGGCAAGCCGAAGTATTACATAGGACAGGGCAACGCCGAGGCGGATTGGGCTTTTAACATCGCGTCGAAGGGAATGGCGGCATACTCAGTGAGCTTCATTCCGTTTAATTTCATTCGAGGCAAGTCAGCGGACGATCCTGTTATGACTTATACCGAGTGCGAGCCAATAGAGATATCCCATGTGGTCATTCCAATGAACCGCGACACTATCCAAGAACGGCGCGGCAAGAGTTTCAACCCTGTAATAGACAAGCTCTATGATGATGTACTGGCCTCCGATGTGATTGTCGATAAGGGCGTTATCTCTTACCACAAATACCCGATGGCTGACGTTGGCACGGCATGGGACGCCGGAGCCGAGACAAAGAAAGCCGAAGTCGAAGACCTCAAGAAGATGTGCGCATATTCGGACGGTGACGGCACGAGTAAGGGCGATTACCATTTGCCCCATCATAAATGTGACGGCAAATACACAACCGTCTGGAAGGGCGTCGCTGCCGCTGCCGCCGATGTGCAGGGCGCAAGAGGCGCTGACATACCAGATAACGTTTTGAAGGGCGTTAAGGCTCATTTAGCCTCACACTACAAGGATTTCGACAAAGGAGTCCCGCCGTGGGAAAAGGATGGTAAAGGGATGAAGCAGTCAGAGATTAAAGATGAACTCGATTACTGTCTGAAGATTGTTAAAGAGGGCAATCTGAACGCCGAGAATAAAGCGTTACTGGATGAGATATGCCGTTTGTCAGGATACGACAATCCTGTAAATATAAAGTCTTCAAAGGTTCGCATACAGCACGCGATGGATGCGTGCAAGTTGGCAATGGACACTATGCAATCCCACGATAAATGCCACCAGCAAGCCTTCACTGTCCATTCCGAGTCTATCATCAAGTGTTACAACGGGCTCAAGGGGATGCTAGACAAGGAGAACGCTTCAACGTCTTCGCCAGTTGTTGACATGCCGGAAGAGGCAATGGTGGCAGAGAAGTCTATCGAGGCCGCCAATATAGACGACCTCATCGCAAGAGCAGTCGAAAAAATTTAAGGAGAAAGAAATGAGTTTAGACGAAAAGGACATGGCGGCAATAGCCGATATCTCGGCTAAAACAGCCGTCGCAGCACTAGAGAAGAAAGCACACGAGTGGGGATGGGAGAAGGATAATCCAAAGGATAAAGAGGTCGTCCGCAAGTTCACACCTGGCGCGGGTGTGCATGGGGCTACACCTGACGGCATCGAGGTCAAAAAGGCCGAAGGCGATCAGCCGTTTAAGAGCTACGGCGATCAGCTATTCGCTGTAAAAGAGGCTGCATACATCGCAAAGGGCCAAGTCGATAAGTCGGTCGATCCTCGGCTCTACGGCATACACCAGAAGGCCACAGGCACGTCAGAGATCATCCCGGCAGACGGCGGCTTTCTCGTCGCTCAGGAGTTCATCCCGACACTGATAAACCGCCCGCACAATACAGGCCAGATTTGGGCGAAGGTTCGCAAACAACAGGTCGGCCCCAACTTCAACGGATTCAAGGTTCCGATGATCAACGAAGTAAGCCGCGCCGATGGTTCCCGCTTAGGCGGAGTCCGAGGTTATTGGCTGGGAGAAGGCGG